AACACTTAATGCTGGAGCAATTACAGGAAGTTTGATATCAGACATTTCTTCCAAAAACTTACAGATTAAATTCTATGAACAAATTACAGATGATAGAACTAGTAATGTTGTAGACTACTTTGTTCCAATCAAAGTATACTATTCGGATGGTTTTCCTTCTATATCTAATGAAGATAGAAACGCAACAATTACATTAAGAGACCTATACTTTTACTTTGAATCTATGACAGCACCAAGTCTCTTAATGCAAAATGTTAAATTAAGTAAAGCAATTGCAACTATACTAGATAACATTGGTTTTTCAAATTATAAATTTTATAAAACAAGCACAGAGTCAGAGGACATTATTCCATATTTCTATGTGGCACCAGAAACAACGGTAGCAGAAGTATTAAACAATCTAGCACAATCAACTCAGTCAGCAATGTTCTTTGATGAATTTAATAATTTTGTTGTTATGTCTAAAAACTATATAATGCCATCTACAAATGAAAGACCAATTAACATTGAGTTATATGGAACAAAAGATTTTAATGATACAGGTGTTCTAAAAAATGCAGCAACACAGTCAATACTGTCAAACATTATGAGTATTTCTTCGGAAAACAATGAAGTTTTTAATGATGGAAAAATTGTTTATTCAAATAAATATATTCAAAAATCTTATGGAACAATTAAAGAAGCATCTTTGCTTAATAATAATCAGTCATATAAACATAAACCAGTCTTGCTTTGGGAGGTATCTGGAACAGAAGCCCTAAGACCAACAAATGAAGAGGTAAATACACAGTCAAGTTATGTATTAAGTGCAATGCCAATAAACAAAACATTGCCAGATGCTCCACCTTCGGTTAGTTCTGGAAAAATAAATGATAATACAATTGATTTTGGTCAATCTATTTATTGGCTTACCAGATATGAGGGATACCTTTATGCAAATGGAGAAATTATAAAATACAAAGGTGTTGAACATACTGTTCAAAGTTCTAGAATAACTGGCTTTGGAGCAACACTTCTAACAGGAACTAATAAAATTACCCTTACAAGTGGAAATATTTTTAGCCTATCAATAGGTCAGAAACTTGTAAAGAGTGGTTCTGGTGTTGGTCAATTTGGAACAGCACCAATTGTTACATCTATAGATACAAAAAATAATACTTTCACAGTAACCAATAATCATCTAACCGCTGGAAATATTTCATTTTATGTAGAAGCACAAACAAGCAATGTTTGGATAGAAAACATAAACGACTATCAAAAATATTTTTCACAAATTGGATTTAATGGAAAAATGTTTCCAACTGGTCGTATAAAAATATATACAGAACCAATAATTGACTCTAATGGAAACATTACTGGTATTGCAAAACATGGTCGTGCTCAGTTTGGAACAACAGCAACAAATCACACAACTTTAAATTCTTCAAATCACTGGTTGCAAGATGAAAACAAGAAAGCATTTGAGATGCAGTCTTCTTGGATGTTTAAAAATAGTCATCAATATGACCAAACAAAATATGAAATTACAGGTTGCACAACATCAAATAGTCCAACAGCAACAGTAACTCTTACTGGAGACTTGACTACAGAAGATATAGAAGTTGACTGGATTGTAACTGGTCCTGGAGTTCCATCTGGAACAAAAGTAAAAACAGTTGCAGTAGATAATAAAAGTTTTACTTTAACAAAAGGTTTTACCGCAACAGGAACCAATAAAACAATTACCGTGTTGAATAGAACTCTTGAAGAGGTTTCTGTTAGTGAAATTTCAACCTTATCAAATAAACCAAGTACAACAGGATTGACATTTGATATGTTTGATACCTCATATTTTACCGAATCACCAAGCACAACTACTATAGACAAAACAAAACCAAATGGTAGTGTTGCCGCTTCTGCACTTACAATTACTGGAATACAAAAAAGTGATAAAAACTCTAATAACTTTATATCTTATGTTTATAAACCACACACGGAAGCATTTACTAATTTTGGAACAAGAATGAAAATTCTTGGAAAACAAAGAGATAAAAATATATCTGGAATTAATCAATTGCCTGTTGGTGCGGATGAAATGGATATTAAAAAAGGTACAATTATTAGTGGCACTGGTGGTGGAATAGCAATAAGACTAGACACAACCACCAAAGCACACACAGGATATTATTTTGAAATAGACGCATTAACAAGCCAAAGCATAATTGAGCAGGTAGATTCAAACAAGGAAATAACAACAATTCCAAATATTTATTTTTACAAAGTTTTAAAGGGTGAGACATCACAAGAAGCAATTCCAATTACTCTTTGGTATGGTTCTGCACCAATTTTAGTTGACTCTGGTTTGTTCTCTGGTATGGGAAAAATTGTGGGTCAAGCAAACTCAACGGTATACGACTTGTCTATAAAGATTGAAGAAGTGTCAAGCAAGGTTGTAAAGTTTTATTTATATTTAAATAATAGATTAATCACAACAGTCATAGATAGAGATGCTATAGGTAGCAATGATAATAATAAAAACTTTGCTTTGTTTGTTCGTGGTGCTGGTAAATGTATGTTTGATAATGTTTTTGCAATTGCAGACAACCCAAAGACACAATTCGAAGCCAAGAATTCACCACTTAATCAATTTTTATCAGTAGAAAAATTAACATCAAGTGCTTACAGAAAGTATTTGATAAATCCAGGGGTAGTAGAATCATTTTTAACTGGAATAACTACAAGCGGAACAAATAGTAATTCTTTATATTACGAAGAATTTGGAACTATAATGCGTGAATGTGCTTACTTCAATGTTAAATATGAAAAAGCATATCCAGCATTGTATTCTAAAATATCCCCAACCTTTAATGAACTGCAAGGATATTTAGTTTCGGGATTTAGGGCTAACCCATATTCTGCAGAGTTCCTTGTTTTTAATGTTACAGATTTTGCTTTAAGCCTAGATGAGTCTAGTGGAAATTATTTAAGAATTCAAGGGGTAACGTTTACACAACAGGCAGACCATAACTTAACAGTTGACGAATTTCTATCTACCACAAGCAACTTAAATAACTATAACAGATACTCTGAATTAAATAATAAATATGTTACTATACAAAATAGTAGAAATACATATGGTAGAAAAGAATTTACAATATCTGGAACATATATTCAAAACCTAGATATGGCATCAAACTTAATGAATTGGATGGTAGAAAAAATTATGGTTCCTAAAAAAGCAATGTCTGTTGACATATTTGCCAATCCAATGATTCAGTTAGGAGACATTGTTAAAGTTAATTATAACGTTGATAATGTACAACAGTTGCCAAATAATAGATTTGTTGTTTATCATATAGAATATAATAGAGGTCCAGATGGTCCATCTATGAAACTTTATTTGGAGGAGGTAATCTAATGGCAAAGCCAAAAATAACTAGGAAAGATACAGGATATAATAAAAGAGAACCAGTTAAAATTGCTACATCAAATTTATTTATAGAAACTGGAGAGGTTCCAGTTGATTATATGGTTGGTGCAATTTTTAATGAAATTGGTGGTCAAGAATTTTTGGCATATGAGCCAGAAGAGTTATTGACAAGACCAAATACTTTTCCAATAAAAAATATTAGTGAAAACATAGTTGCTTATTCTTCAACAAATTTACTTTTTCCAGTAAACGGTATTTTATCTACAACAAAAGATTATGCTATAAATTTAAATAATTATTTATTGTTTCCTAGTCATCAAACAGACTACGATATTTCATCTTTTGCTCCCAATCCAGATGCTTATATTTCAGAAGACAACAAGGATTTAGTTATATTGGTAGAGGATGAAGCATATGATTTTTATATAGAGGTTGAGTTTTTAAACAAAAAACCTTAGATATGTTATAATTAAGGAGATATTATGATTACACTAACTGGCAGAGACATTATTTCTAAATACCTTATTGGTCAAACAACATCGTTTGCATCTCATATTGCTATTGGTTGTGGAGCAAAACCTTCAACAACTATTTCAAATTATGCAGCAAAAACAGAACTAGACTTTGAGGCAAGTAGATTTCCAATAACTTCAAGAAATATTGTTGTTGAGTCACTTGAACTTTCTGCAACACAAGTACAGACAAGTCAAGATATTGTTGATGGTGAAAATGTTTTTATTTTTACAATTCCAAAAGGAAATCAATTTAACCCTGGTTCAACAATTAGAATTACAGGTTCTCCAACATTTATTAATAGCGACCCCGATGCCGCAATCAATGCTAACGGACTTTATGAAATTTATGATTCTACATCGACAACAATAACAGTATTAGATAAAAAAACAAATGCTACAGACCCACAAACAAAAACAAGTTCTATAAAAATTTTGGGGTATGTTCCAAAAATTGTTTTAACAGCAGAGATACCTTCAACATTAGCAAATAGATATGAGATAACTGAGTTTGGATTATATCCAAGTGAAACCAATACTTATGCAAATGGGAAAGACAGTTATATTGCTGTAAACTTTACTAAAAATGAATCATGGAGTTATTTTGATTACAGTAATTCTGATTTTATTAATGTTCCATATTATTCAGCAATAACAGATGCAACAAATAATATTACAAAAACAGATAAGGCTTTTGTTTCAAATGCAGAAAATATATTTTTTAATGATTTATCCAGAATAAATAGACTAGAGGTTCCAAGATTTCAAAGTGACGTAATGTTTCTTGCTGGAAATATGTCAGAATTTTCGGCTGACTTAACTCCAATAACATCATCAAATTATATTTCGGTTCCATTTGTAGCAAATTTAAATGGTAATTCCCAAGATGATGAACTAAGAATTGCATTTTCACTAATTAATAAAAATGCAACTACAACAACAACACCAATGTCAATTAACATAATGCTTGAATTTGTTACTCAAACTGGCTTAGATTCTGCAAAATATCATTTTAGATTTACAAGTTCGGACTTGACTGGTGCTAGTGGTCCAATGGAAAACAATAGATACAAAGTTCTTACTTTAAAACTTAAAGATACTCTGACATCTCAAACATCAAATTTTAATTGGGATAGTGTAAGAACATTAAAAATTTATTCTAGTGTAGAAAGTGCTCAGGATTACTCTGGTTCACCACTAACTGACTTTACAATATGTTTAGACGCTATTAGATTTGAAAATAAATCAAACACAAATCCACTATATGGATTAGTTGGATATACTGTTGTTAACTCAGAACTTCCTATTGCAAAAGATTCTGGAACAATGAGTTTGGTAGAGTTTAAATTTGCCGCTGGAGTAACTCCATATGTCTAAAGCAATAGTAATTCCAATAAATAATATTGATAAATTTACAGCAGATGCGACTTCGGTTGGAATTACCTTTAGATATAGATTAAAAAATTATCAAGATTCTAGTCAAATTTCTTCATGGTCTAATCCAATAAGTTTAAATTTTTTAAAAAAAAATAGTGGTTTAGGAACTGAACCAGCAACAATTTTACAAACCAATTATTCTAATGCTCCATTAAACGAAAACTATCCAACAAATCTACATGGAGGAACTTTAAATTTATCTTCAACTAGTTCTACTAGTATGGATTCTACAATGCCTAGCAGTGAAATTATACAAATTACATCTAATAAAGAAAATGGAACACATTATCCAGAACAAGATGACTTTAAATTGAAATGGGAAAACCCAACTGATTCAAATGTTAAAAAATTTGATGCCTATGTTTCTTGGAATATGTTTTCATTTCTTGCAAAATGGGGAACACTTGGTGCACCTTCAGGTTCTGGTCCTTATACAGGAACGTTAACTTTATCAAGTTCTAATCCAGACTATAGAAATAGTTCATTATCTTTTAAAACATATTTAGATAAAGTAATAACAGATTCATCTGGAACAGTAAGTTTATATGCTGGACCAGGAACTACAACTCCAGGAAATACTTTTACAATACAAACAAGTCAGCCTTATTCTTCTGGAAATGTTTTCAATATTCAATCAACTTCTTCATGGACCTCATCTGGATATATTACAAATATCACAAAAACACATGCATGGACAGACTATGAATATGTTAAAACTTCATCAGATAATCAGTATGAAATATCTTTTTCAAGAAAAATGAATACTTCAAAATTAACAGCAGTCATAACTCAAGGTGGCTGTACGATTACTCCAAATGAAAATTTACTTAACTATGGAGTTGTTCCTGGAATGTCGTTAACCAAAATTAGTGGAGATGGAAATTTTGGAGATGGCATAGTTTCTCAAGTTGATTACGACAATAATATAATTGTTTTATCAAATACGCAATATGCAATGACAACAATATCTGAAACTTTTGCTGTTGCCTCGGTAAACAATACATCACAAGTAAAAACAGCAACAATAAGTTCTGGTACACCATTTACAAATAATTTAGAAGTTGGGCAAATGATTGTTGGAACTACATCAGGAAATACTCCTTTTGGAAGTTTGGGGACTGGTGCTGTCAAAATAACTAAAATAAATTCCACCACATCCATTGATGTTGATTCTCGTCAAAATTTTACTGCAGGAAATCTTTCATCTATTTCATATCCAACTAGACCAACAACTGGTCATACCGCATCTGGAGATATAGTGTTTATAGCAAATAATGCAACAGTCACATCTAGCACAAACCATAATGGCACTATAGAAACTGGTATTCCAATAGAGCAGTATCAACTAAAACCGATGTTTGTTCAGGCTATTGTTTTAGCATCTAATGATAACGAGTCTGAAATTGTAACAGATGTAAATAAATATACTTTGTGGAGTATAACAAAAAGCAGAAGTACATACTTCAATGCCTACGCAACCCTCGAAACAAATGACTCAACTTTACCATATAGTGTAAATTTAACTAACATGAGTTTACCGTATTCTAGTTCGGACAGAAATATCGGATTAAGGATTTATTCGGAATCCGCAAAAGGTGTTTCCTTACCTCCAACAACAACAGCAGTTGACTATAAAACAGGAACATCGCTAGTAATAAAAGCAGATTCTCAAATACCTAAAAATTCAATAACTTCTACATTCACATCTACAACAAGCAACACTATGACAGTTCCTGCTTCTAAAACTTTTGCGGTAACAAACACAAGTAACGTACTCATCCCTGGTATGAAAATAAGGGCTGCTAGAACCGCTGCCCTAACAGACTACCTTGAAGGCATAATAACAAGTAGTTCTACAACATCTATAACTATGTATGCAGAAACTGTTGCTGGAAGTGGTACAACAAGTGCTAACTGGACAATATCTATTGTTGGTGGTTCCTTAGTAACATCACTAAGGCTATAGGTTATGGTATAATTAAGGTATGGCAAAAGTACCTTCACTACCAAGCAATGGTCAACCAATCGATACCCAGTATCTTTATGACATTGTTAGTTCCTTAATTAGTATTAACGGAGAGTTGGCTTCAACTGGTTCTTCTCAGATTCAGTCATACACAAATCAACCAACATCAGCAAAAACAAGCAACATTAAATTTCAAGCCAGGGTAGTCAACGTTTTAAATTCCGCCAACGTTACTGCCAAGACCCCAACAACTGGACAAATATCTTTTAATACACAATTTGGTCAAGCACCAATAGCAACTGCTACTTTAGTTTCAAAAAGTTCTTCTACAGTAAAAGCAACACTAACCATTACAGGCATAGATACTTCTGCTGTATATTATAAAATTGATTATGACAAAGATGGCGTTGTAACTTTGGACGTAAGTGTAATTGCTATTGGAGTGTAATGGCTGCCTTAACAATGGAGCAATACAATGCTGCCCCTGTTATTTCAGGGAATAAAAAAGTTTGGTTTTTAAATGGAAGCCTTGTCCGTGTATATCACATGAATAACTATAATGGCATAATGTCTGTTTATAATATTACACTTGACCAAATAGAAAGTTGTTTAGTTAGTGATTTTAAAAAGAACAGGCAAAGAGCATATACCGTAGGAGAGGCTGCAAGCCTCGTAAACAGGCATAAAAAATATATGCCAGCATTAATGCTAAAAGGCGTTATTCCGTTCCCTATGGGGTCACAGAAGGGCGGAGAGAGGGGCTGGCAGGTCCGTTCTTACTATTCTGAATCACAGGTTAGGGAAATTCGTGATATACTTGCTTCCTACCACCATGGTAGACCAAGAAAAGATAAACTAATAACCAACGATGTAACGCCTACAAAACAAGAGTTGACAAGACGTATGGGCGATGGTATACTGGTTTATACAAAGACAGAAGATGGCAGATTTGTGCCAATCTGGAATGAATCAATTTAGTTCTTGAAAGGACAATGGTATGAATAACGATGAGACTAAGGTTACAGTTGGGCTAGGCTATACGCTTAACTTGGGTAACTTCCAATCATTGCGTATTGACCTATCTGTATCAGATAGTAAGCGTAATGGAGAAACAACTGGTGAAGCATTTGAACGTGTGTATGCATTTGTTGAGCAAAGATTGGCTGAGAAAGTCAAGGAATCTGTAGAAGAGACAGAGAATAAGTAATGGCTGACCGCAAAGACCGTATGGCTTTGCTTAGTCGTTACAGTAAATTACATACTGCAAAGTACCAAGAAAAGCCATCCCTAAATTTAAATGTTGAGCAATGGGCTGCAGATGCACTTATTGAATCCTATGGCATACCAGAATGCTATGAACTACTCCAGTATTACTTTGATGTATCGGAAAATCCGTCATGGAAATACTTTGCAAATTATGCAGACCACATTGTTTACAAACGTAAACAAGTAGAACAAGACAACAAAGAACGAGCAGAACGTAGGCTCAAGGCGAAAGAGTGGCTAAGTGAATAATACAGAATCAAAACTAATCTCTGCTGTATTGGCAGATAAGCAGGTTCACGTCCTGTTACAAGCAAACGTGGATAACATCCTAAGAACCCATAACGACATTTGGACTTTTATCCGCAACTATTCTGAGACTAATGGCACAGTGCCACCAGTATCTTTAGTTGTAGATAAGTTTCGTGATTTTGCTCCTATAGATGGTGTTGGTGCTACCAAGTATCATCTAGAAGAACTACAGGCAGAATTTCTAAATGATAGTCTAAAGGATGTTCTTAGAACTACTGCTTCGGATGTTCAAGCAGGTCAGGGTACTAAGGCACTAGAAGACCTAATCCAGAAGACATCAGAACTAAAGAAGAACACAGCAGTTATCCGTGACATCGATGCTACTGATATTGATTCTGCTGTTGCATACTTTGAAAATCTTGCTCGTCAGAATGAACTAGGCTCAATCGGTATCAAGACTGGTTTACCAGGATTTGACAATTACCTACCTGCTGGCATTACTCCAGGTCAGTTGGGTGTCTTCCTTGCTTATCCAGGAATTGGTAAGTCTTGGTTTGCTCTCTACATGGCAGTTCAAGCATGGAAGCAAGGCAAGTCACCGCTAATTATATCACTTGAAATGTCGGAGACAGAAGTTCGTAACCGTGTCTTTGCTATCATGGGTGAAGGTCTATGGTCACATCGTAAACTTAGCAATGGGCAGGTAGACATCGAAGACCTAAAACGTTGGCATAGGAAAGAACTTCAGGGCAAGCCAGAATTTCATATCATTTCTAATGATAATGGTGGAGAAGTAACGCCATCAGTTATTCGTGGAAAGATTGACCAGTATAAACCTGACCTAGTTATTGTGGACTACCTACAGTTGATGTCTCCAAATCAGAAGTCAGATAATGAGACTGTTCGCATGAAGAATCTTTCTCGTGAATTAAAGTTGATGGCTATCTCCGAAGAAATGCCTATCATCTCTATTTCGTCTGCTACACCAGATGACGTTACCAAATTAGATACAGTTCCTACTTTGGGACAAACAGCATGGTCACGCCAGATTGCCTACGATGCTGACTGGGTGCTTGCTCTTGGTCGTGCCACCAATTCAGACATTCTAGAGTGTGTCTTCCGCAAGAACCGTAACGGATTTATGGGTGAGTTCTTAGTTCAGGTGGACTTTGACAAAGGTTACTATCGTTATAAGGATTTTGAAGATAACTAGTTATAATAGAGTGTGGAGAATATACATCACAAACCTATTAAGAACTTTACTTTTGATGGTATCATTAAAAATGATGCCGCAATCGGTAGGCTTCGCTTAGAATTTGTGAGACTCAAGACACTTGAAATGTGTGAACTGGGGTATGTGCCAAGACTTGACATATACCCACAGTTTACGATAAAATATAATAACGAACAAGATTACTACGAATTTACATTAACAGTATATGGTACATACATAGGAAAGAATAAAGCATTATGGATATTAGGAATAGACGGAACAGAAATGATTCCTACTCAAAAGAACAGATTAAAAGAGTTATCGCAGGGTCAGGCATCACAATCGAATCGGAAGTAGATTCTGACTACATCATCTTCTGTCCTTTTCATAACAACTACCGTTCACCTGCTGGTGAAGTAGACAAAAACTCTGGTCTATTCTTTTGCTTTTCCTGCCATCATGTTTGTGACCTACCATCTTTAATTATGCATACATCTGCTAGAACATATTTTGAATCTGTTCGCTACATCAAATCTAAAGAAACTGAGACTGACCTTTCTTATCAGATTAACCAGACACTTGTTCAAAAGCCAGACTACGTTCCGTATGACGAGTTGCAGATTAAAAGATTAAATCAGCAAGCATTGGAATCTCCAAGAGCAACTAGATACTACGATGGTAGATTAATCAATGAAACATCTATCAGGAAGTTCTTGCTTGGCTTCTCTGAAAAACAAGATATGGTAACTATACCTGTTCACTCTCCAGATGGAATTCCTGTTGGCTTTGTTGGTCGTTCAATCGAGGGTAAAGAGTTTAAGAATACTCCAGGACTTCCAAAGGCAAAAACTTTGTTCAACCTGCATCGTGTAAAGACTGCTGGTAAAGTCTATGTAGTTGAATCATCATTTGATGCTATCCGTTTAGACCAGTGTGGTTTTCCAGCGGTAGCAACGTTGGGTGCAAATGTGTCTAACTTCCAAACAGACCTACTCATTAAGTATTTTAATAACATTATTGTTATTGCAGATAATGATGAGGCTGGCGGTAACATGAAAGATAAGATAGTTGAACGTCTTGGCTCTCGTGTTACTGTTATTAAAATAGATAAACAATATAAAGATATTGGCGATATGTCTGATGAAGCAATAAAAAATATTGACGAATCGTTTGACAAAACTATCGCTAGTATGCTAAACTAGTATACCGCTAAGAAAACATAAGGAGAAATTATGAGCGTAATTAAAGGGCTAAAAGATATCGGTGCATTAATGGATAAGCCAAAATATGAAAACAATGGTCAAAAAGTTCGCTGGGTAAAACTGGCTGACGGACAATCTGCAAGAGTTCGCTTTGTTGAAGAACTTGATACAGATTCAGCAAACTACGATGAAAGTCGTGGTCTATCTGTGGTAATCGCAGAACACACTAATCCAAAGGATTACAAACGTAAGGCAGTATGTACAATCGATTCCGAGGGTCGCTGCTACGGTTGTGAGATGGGTCGTAAAGAGCCTAAGTCAGGTTGGCGTTCACGTCTTCGCTGGTATGGTAACGTCATTATTGACGATGGTACTGAAGCACCTTATGTGGCTGTATGGTCACAGGGTATCTCAAAGCAGTCTGCTTTCGGAAATCTCCGTGAGTATGCAATTGAGACTGGTTCAATTTCGAACCTAGAGTGGAAGATTAAGCGTAATGGTCAGGGAACTGAAACCAACTACACATTGCTTCCAACTAAGCCAGACACAGAACCATTCAAGTTCGATGGCATTGAGCCATTCAATCTTGAAAAGGTTGTTCGTGAAGTCGCTTATGCAGAGCAGGAGAATTTCTACTTCGGTTTTGATGCTCCATCTCTAACATCCAGCAACACTGACTGGTAATCAATCAATCGTGATGGGGGTAGACGATTTGCTCTCTGCCCCCATTGCTCTAAACTTTAAGGAAAATTTTATATGAGTTATGCTGGACTGCACGTTCACACTCACTACTCGCTATTTGATGGCATAGCAACACCACAAGAATATGTGGACAGAGCAATTCAAATTGGAATGCCAGCCATCGCAATCACTGACCACGGTTCCTTGTCTGGACACCGTGAGATGTATCGTGTCGCTATTGAGAATGGTATTAAACCAATTCTTGGTGTCGAAGGATACATTGCACAAGACCGCTTTGACCAGAGAGACAAAGAAGAGCGTGTAGATACGCCACTAGACCTTGTGTATAATCACTTAATCATTCTTGCCAAAAACGAAAAGGGTCTTGAGAATCTAAATAAACTAAACGAGATTGCTTGGACCGAGGGTTTTTATAAGAAGCCTCGTATGGACTGGACTTCACTAGAGAAGTATAAAGAAGGTCTTATCATTACTTCTGGCTGTCTATCTGGCTTCCTTGCTAAAGCAATTGAAGCAGATGACTTTGCTGCTGCAAAAGAACATCTACAGTGGGCTAAGAAAACTTTTGGCGATGACTACTATATTGAAGTTATGCCACATAATCCACCAGAGATTAACAAGACTATTCTTGCTCTTGCAGATGAGTTTGGTATCAAGCCTATCGTCACCCCTGACTGTCACCACGCAGGTCCAGAACAGCGTGAGATTCAGGAACTTAAACTAATCCTAAATACTTATTCAAATAAGATTCAGAAAGATGCTACCTTTGCTGGTAGTCAGGAAATCGATGGTCTTATGGATAAGTTGGATTACCTATATGGTGCTGACCGCCAGATTACTTTTAGAGACTACGAGATTCACTTGCTGTCTGATGAAGAGATGCACAAGTCTATGGAAGCCCAGGGTATTGTAAGACAAGATATGTATGACAATACTATTGAGATTATGAACAAGGTTGAAGATTATAATATCAAAGACCACCTAGACCTACTACCTGCACAATACCAGAATCCAGACCAAGAACTTTATGAACTTGCTATGGAAGGATTGACTGCTCGTGGTGTTGGTGCTGACCCTGCATATCATGTTAGGGCTGAAGAAGAACTTCAAATCATTAAAGATAAAAACTTTGCTCCTTACTTCCTAGTTGTTCGTAATATGATTAACTGGGCTAAGAAAGAAGGCATTATGGTTGGTCCTGGTCGTGGTTCATCTGCTGGTTCTCTAGTCTGTTATGCACTAGGCATTACTGACATTGACCCTATTGAGCATGGTCTTCTGTTCTTCCGTTTTATTAATCCAGAACGTAATGACTTTCCAGATATCGATACTGACATCCAAGATTCAAGACGTGAAGATGTTAAAGATTATCTAGTTAGACAGTATAGACACGTTGCTTCTATTGCCACGTTCCTTGAGTTCAAGGGTAAAGGTATGATTAGAGATATTGCTCGTGTGCTAAACATTCCACTAGCAGATGTGAACAAGGTTCTTAAACTTGTTGATGACTGGGATGATTACTTAAGGGCTAAGTCTACTCAGGAATTCCGTGAGAAATATCCAGAGATTGAACTTTATGGTGAACAACTTCGTGGTCGTATTCGTGGTACTGGTATTCATGCTGCTGGTGTGGTTACTGCTAAAGAACCTATCTTTAAGTATGCACCACTTGAGACCAGAACAACTCCAGGTAGCAAGGAACGTATTCCAGTAGTGGCAGTAGACATGGAAGAAGCAGAACGCATTGGTCTGATTAAGATTGATGCTCTGGGTCTAAAGACCCTATCTGTTATTCAAGATACCCTTGCCATTATCAAGGAACGTTCTGGAACTAGTGTTGATTTGTATAAACTAAATATGGAAGATGCTAACGTTTATCGTATGCTTTCAGATGGTTTTACTAAGGGTGTGTTCCAGTGTGAAGCAACACCTTATACAAACTTGCTTGTGAAGATGGGTATCAAAAACTTTTCAGAACTTGCTGCTTCTAACGCTTTGGTTCGTCCAGGTGCTATGAACACAATTGGTAAAGACTATGTTGCTCGTAAACATGGTAAGCAAAACATTGATTACAAACACCAAGTGCTTAAAGCATTCACACAAGAGACCTATGGATGTATTCTATATCAGGAACAAGTTATGCTTGCCTGTGTGGAACTTGGCGGTATGACAATGGCTGAAGCGGATAAGGTTCGTAAGATTATTGGTAAGAAGAAAGATGCTAAAGAGTTCGATGTATTTAAAGACAAGTTTGTTAAGGGTGCTTCTAGATTCCTAACACCTAACGCTTCTGAAGACCTTTGGCATGATTTTGAAGCACACGCTGGATACTCGTTCAACAAGTCTCACGCTGTGGCTTACTCAACAGTTTCATACTGGACAGCATGGCTAAAGTATCACTATCCTATTGAATTTATGTATTCATTACTCAAGAATGAAAGTGATAAAGATGCTCGTACTGAATATTTGATTGAAGCAAAGCGTATGGGTATCCCTGTTCGTTTGCCACACATCAACGAATCAGATGTTGACTTTAAAATCGAAGGTAAAGGTATTCGCTTCGGACTATCATCTATCAAGTTTATTAGTGATAACATTGCTAACAAATATATTGCTGCTAGACCATTTGCTTCATACAAAGAACTAGAAGAGTTTACATTTGGTAAAGGTAATGGCGTGAACAGTCGTGCACTACAGGCTCTACGCCTTGTGGGTGCTGCAACATTCACCGACCAACCTAGAAACGATGAAGAAGTTCGTGAGAACCTTTACGAGTATCTCAACCTACCAGAATTCAATACATCTATTCCACAACACTACCACGCATTCATTAATGACGTGGAAGAGTACGAAGAAAAGGGTGCATACATTTTGATGGGTATGATTAAGAACATCAAGCGTGGCAAGGGCTGGTCAAGAGTAGAACTGCTAGATAGAACTGGTAGTACTGGAATCTTTGATGACGAGAATACCACTATCGAAGCAGGTAGAACATACATTGTTTTGGCAAGTGATAATAGAATTGTAACAGCAATTCCAGCAGACGAGATTAAAGGTAATCCATCTGGATTGATTAAGATTCTTAACTTCCGTCAGTTGCCATACAAAGAAGATGAACTATTTGTAGTATCATTTAAGCCAAGAGTAACTAAGGCTGGTAAGAAGATGGCTTCTTTAGTTCTAGCAGATGCTAGTCGTGAGATGCATAGCGTTACAGTATTTCCTACGTCTTTCTCTAAAGCGTACATGAAGATTGATGAAGGAAATGTATACAAATTCTCTTTGGGTAAAACTAAAGATGGAACAATAATTATGGAGGATGTATTCAATTGACAACTATCGAAGAAGCAATGGCACAACTAGACCCACGCATTCGTAAGCGTTTGACTAATGGTGTTGGTTTTAAAACAGAGTATCAGGCTACGCCTAGTTTCGGTCTCAACCGTGCATTGAACGGTGGTCTACCTATGGGTAGGCAGGTATTGGTTTGGGGAAGCAAGTCTTCTGCAAAGTCTTCACTGTGCTTGCAGATGATTGCTCAGGCACAGGAAGAGGGTAAGTTATGTGCTTGGATTGATGCTGAGATGTCTTACTCAGAAGATTGGGCTAAGAGACTTGGTGTAGATACAGATAATCTTATCGTATCACAAGCCAGAACAATTAACGAGATGGTAGATGTGGGAACTAACCTAATGAATGCTGGAGTAGATATAATTGTAGTTGATTCAATTACATCTCTACTACCTGCAATCTATTTTGAAAAGGATACAGATGAACTTAAACAATTGGAAAATACTAAACAGATTGGTGCGGAGTCTAGAGATTTTAGCAACGCTTGGAAGATGCTTAATTATGCTAATAATAAAGTTAAGCCAACCCTTTTGGTTCTTATTTCGCAATCTCGTAACAATATTTCTGCTATGTATACTAGTCAACAGCCTTCAGGTGGTCAGGCTACTAAGTTTTATTCATCAACGGTTATCAAGTTATTCTCTTCCGAATCAGACAATCAAGCAATTAAAGGCAAGATTGCAGTTGGGGATAAACTCATTGAGGAAAAGGTTGGTAGGAAGATTCGTTGGGAAATCCAATTTAGCAAGACATCGCCAGCCTTCCAATCTGGAG